ACATCACCTGCATGACCGAGGATATGAAAACCTTCAGCGTAGGGCACGGCTTCACGCCCCAGCAACGAAAGGATATCTGGCGTGACCGTCAGGTGTACAACACGTTCATCGTGCGGTACGAGCATCAGAAACTAGGCACCAGTGTGCCCTTGAACCCTCGGTTCAAGAAGATAAGCAAGAGGTAGACATGGGTTGTTTCTGGAGTCATGATTGGAACCAGTGGGACAAGCCCTTCGAAGTACAGATGATGAAGGTGTGCAATGGTGTCAAGATAGGCAGCGGCGTGGATCACATGCAGCGCAGGACATGCAGCAAGTGTGGCATGGTAGAAGAACGAACATTGTAGGAGGCAACATGGGATGCTTTTGGAAGCATGACTGGGGCAAGTGGAGCAAGGCTAACGTGGTAGGCGTTGTTGGCAAGCCAGATGAGAAGGCCACCATACAGGAGAGGTACTGCGATAGGTGCGGTAAGTACCAACGAGTACTGCGTACCGATACACTAAGATAGGAGGCAACATGGGATTCGACGAGAAGGCATTTCTATATGCCCTATCCTCCCGACCGGAGGATGCAAGGAAGTTCGCAACCACATTCAAACCTGAGTGGCTGCACACAGCGGAGTACACACCTATACTGGCAGAGATCTTCGCATTCACAAGAGAACACGGGGAGCAGCCCTCGATACCCACGCTGCACAAGATCTTCAAGGACAAGGATGCCGAGGCGTACAACCTACGGTACAAGGATGCCCTTGATAGTATCACTGAAGACATCCCTGATCGTAGCATGGTGGTCTACACCCTGGATCAGGCGAGGGACACGGGGGTTGTCCGAGACTTTCAGGAGATGAGCAACAGCCAAGGCTTCCTTCAGAAGCAGGCTGAGCTGGATGGTTCCGCTCTACTTACAACCATGCACAAATTCTTCAACAAGCATGGGAGTGACAGCGACATCAGGACGATGGACATCAAGTCATCCATCGAAGCCTTGGTTGAGCAGGCCGGGTTCCAGCCCGAGCTTACCCGTGTGCCCTGTGGTATCCACAAGATCGATGAGTGGACAGGGGGCGGGCTACGTACCAAGCAGCTTGGTATCATCATGGCCCCCACGGGGGATGGTAAGTCGAGCGTGCTGGTGGTGATGGCCCATCACATGGCCTTCAATGAGCTGGAGAACGTGTGGCTGGTGACCAACGAGTTGTCCCTTGAGGAGCAGACAGAACGAATGCTCTCCCGTATCACGGGCAAGGAATGCCAGCGCATCATTGACGATCCAGGCATCGCCTTCCAAGGGCTGGACAGGCACTGGCGGGCGGGTGCTGACCAGAGGCTACGCATGACCGAGGTCAACCGTGAGGTTAGCATGGATGACCTAGAGGCTGAGATGATGAAGTGGGTCAACCTCATCGGGTGGAAGCCCAAGGTGCTGGTGCTTGACTTCATCGAGCGGATGAAGCCGAACGATGCGGGGTGGTCGCGTGATAAGATATGGGATTGGGTGGGTGCTATCAGCCGTGATATGTCTCGGTTCGCCAAGCGCCACAACATCCTAGTGTGGACAGCGGCTCAGACCAACAGGTCAGGGTACGCCAAGGGGAAGGAGAAGAGCCCGCTGAGCCTGGAGATGGCACAGTCATCCGTCAAGCATCTGCAAGAGGCAGCGTGCATCATTGGGATGCGGCAGGAAGAGCTACCTGATGAGCGGATCGTGATGGAGCTAGCCGACCTGAAGCAACGGTTCTCCAAGCGCACCAAGTCATCCGTCTTCCTTGAGTGTGATCTGGCACGCATGCGGATCACCAATGATGAGTGGCACAAGAATGAGGAGACAGAGGATGACTTGAAGAGTCCTGTCTCGCAGAAGCACAAGGGCTACACGCCAGCAGAGAAACAGAAGCAGGCGCAGGCTCGCAAGGCGGCTGAGAACAAATAGTTTCTGTTATGGTACGCACACTTAGGAGAGACAGGGAAAATAAACTGGCAATCCTGGGTGGATTAAGCTATAATGGGATAGGAACAAGGATCTGACTCTCTGGAAGGAGATGTCAGTCCACATACTGCCTGCGAAGGGAGGATAAATGAATGCATTAAGGGGTTATGAATGCTAGAGGCACAGCCTTACCCTACTTCCAAAGAAGGGCTGAAATCGAAACAGAACCACCTGACGAGAGACAATAGTAATAGAAGAGAAGGAAGAAGAACTGAAACACCAACATCCTACAGTAGTAGTAGCAGAGGATGAGTTCTGGGTTGTTGTTCATTAGTAATAGTTACTGTGGATGTAAGTCAACCCTTTCCAGATAACCCCTCTCGTCGTAGTTCATGGCGAGGGGGGTTTCACATTTCAGGGAGCAACCGATGCGGCATACGCATACGATAGAAGGGATCAAGTACAACCCCAAGAAGTACTACGAGCAGATCATGTTGAAGGCAGACATCGATCCTTCAGATGCCCGAGGCATCAGGCGCATGGGTGCCTTGCAGCATTGGAGCGCCATCAACGATATGGTAGACACCTCGCTTTCAGAGAAGTCCTCCGTATTCGTGGGCAACTGGGAGGTCAACTCTGACCTCATCTACCACCGCCACCTTGAGCTAGGCTCATACACCACCTTCAACGGGCACGACAGCGAAGGCGCTCACCCTATCTGCCCCGAGTCCCTCATGCCTGACAAGGCATGGGAGGCGTTCATCGTGGTGGATGTGGTGGGTAAGCAGTGTGAGCTGTGCAAGGCAACCGTACCGGGTGAGGTTGAACTTGCCCACGCGTTCTTTCAGTAATGTGGTGGATACTAGCAGCAATCTTGCTACTAGCAGCGGTGTTGGCAACTTGGTTGCCCTCCGTTGGCATGGAAGGCGACAGCAAGTGTTGCCGCCACTGTAAAGGAGATAAGTAATGGGTTTCGCAAGTACACTGGCATTGATACTGGTAGTTCTCAAGGCACTGGGCTTCATCACACTGGCGTGGGGCTGGTGCTTGGCTGGCTTCATGGTGGACATCGCCCTCATCGTGATAGCTGTAGTGGGCGGATACCTCTTCAGCAGGAAGATAACGGCAGGGCTCGGCAAGGTAGTGAAAGACTGGGACTTCAGTACCTCTCACGCCAAAGCGAATGAACTCAACAAACGCCTCAACAAGGCAAAGGATCGACTAGGATGAGCGCAACAAGAGCGATGATCTATGTAGGTGAGGTATCAGTGGCCGTGGGGGCGGCGATCAACGACAACTCAGTCGGCTCGTTCCTAATGGTGGCAGGTATCTGTGCCATCATCGAGGGGCTGGTCGCAATAGGCGATAAGGCTGGGCTATTCGATGCGTAGGGACGCACTAGACAGGGCCATCAAGGCCGTCCACTGGAAGGTACCCAAGTACCTCTTCAAGCGGTGCCATACGTGCAACGACGACGTGAAGGGCGAGCAGATGTGGTGGGTCCGTAAGCAATCCGGTGGTGGCATATGCCCCCCCGTAACGTGGAAGTCATGGACCTGCCGCAGGTGTGCGCCTCTGATGTCCGACCTCTTCAAGGCAGAGGCGGTGTGGTTTGATAAGAACTTCGGAATTCTAGACCTCACATGTATCGAAGAAGAGGAGCGACAGCTAGGCCTCCACATCCCTATTGATGAGAGGTACGCCGATGCCGACGTATGAGTACCTGTGTGAGAGGGGACATGAGGTTGAGGTAGAGCAGAGCATCACCTCTGATGCTCTGACCAAGTGTACTATGGGAGTGCGCCACTGTGATGAGAAAGAGAATCCCACACCTTGTGGTGCCCCCACTCGCAGGCTAATTTCTAAGACCAGCTTCATACTCAAGGGTACGGGCTGGACACCTAAGGGAGGCATCTGAATGAGTGACTTCGAACTACGAGAGTGCTTGCAGTTGGACCGGATGCGATTCGATGCGGCCCTGAAGTTCTTGGAGATCAAGATGATGGAGGGCAGCGGGAAGCAGAAGATAGGGGATGCGGTGGAGGAATCCATCGCACTGGCTGACCTGCTGGTCAACACGCTGGGGACAACACGGCGGCGTAACTGGGATGGAGAGGAACCGTACTAGCATGAGCAAGTACAGCAGGAATGACATAGCCCAGTGGCTGAAGGGCGCGTTCGCAGTGAACCGGAAGAACGGGTACGAGCTACAGTTCGACTGCCCTATCTGTGACCACGCCAGCTGCTACTTCAATGTCGACAAGCAGATAGGTTTCTGCCACCGGGTCACCTGCCGTACCACGTTCACGGTCGACTCGATGATCGATCACATTGGGTACCCCCCGGAGCTAGCGGGATACACACCTTTAGATAGTATGGTTAAGAGCCAGACCTCTTCTCCGGTTGAGCTACCAAGAAACGCGAAGCAGATAGGGGCTGACGATCTCGATGTGATAGATGCCTTGTCAACACGGGGTGTGACCTGGGATCACATCGTTCAGTTCCGGATACACCACGACGACAAGCGCCTGTACGTGCCGGTCTACGAGGGCGGTACTCTATGCCAGTACAACAGCAGGCGGATCGACAAGCGCAAGGCACCCAAGGATTGGTTCAAGGCGGGCGAGAACCCGTACCGCTACGCCAGCGGGCACCATATCACACACTACTTCTTAGGGTGGGAGGAATGCAGGATGTGGGATCGTATTGTTCTGGTTGAGAATACGTTTGTTTCTATGTGGTTACGTGACCTGAAAGCGACAGCCACCTTCGGCTCGCACCTCAGCGACGTACACGTAGACAAGCTGGTTCATTCCAGGGTCAAGCATGTCACCTTCATCTGGGATGGTGGCACAGGATATGCAACAGAGAAGGCAGCGAAGAAGCTGAAGCTGCTGGGGATACCAAGCAAGGTGGTGTCACTACCCGGCAAGAAGCAACCGGATGACTACACGAAGGCTGACATACTGGAGATGATCAATGATTGAGTCTTTGACTGATGAGCAACTGGATGAGTTTATCGACATCGCTGAGAGCCACATAGGTGGCGATGAGTGGTGGCTCGATGACTTCTTCGAACAGGCTGAGCAGGTAGGCAAGGATCTGAAGAAGGCGAGAGCGAACAGGCGGGTGCCTACTAGGAAGTGGATGCACGAATGCCGCGCGCCCAAGTGCGGGTGCGGGGGCAACCCCCAGTGGCACGCAGACAAGGCAGCAGGCGAGGAAGAGCGCCAGCGGCTTGCGCGTGAGTCCCGCAAGACCCATGAGCCCCGCAAGGAGAGTAGGATGTGCGCCTGTGGCTGCGGGTACAGGTACGTACTAGGGGAGTGCAAGTACGGTAGCGGGCACGGGCCATGACTGATATACACGGCACGCCTGAGCCTGAGCCGTTCTGTCACGACTGCGATGAGTTGGAGCAGGAGGTTGAACTCTTGAAGGAGAAGGTCACCAAGCTGGAAGCTGCGGTGGAGAAGCTGAAGAACCCAGTGAGTTACACGAAGACGCGCAGCCCCTACGACTGTAGCGCTCGTAGGCACATAGGTGAGCGCAGACCATGACCAAGTGCTGCCAGTGCGGCAGGGATTACTGGCCGGGGAGGGGCAAGTGCCCCGGCGCATACGATAGCGATGGGTGTAACCACACACCCTGTGAGAAGTGTCAGCACTACGTTGACAAGAAGGAGAAAGACTATGGCAAGGCCGTTCAAGGAACTAAGCGATCAGCTTCACAAGGACAGGCAAAACGGAAGCAGGCTCGGAGATCATCGAAAGCCTAGGGTTTCACCTGAGTCGTGGATGCTCTTGGTTGGTGTGATCGCAGGCATCGTGGCACTAGGAGCAATGACGGCAAGGGGGCAGGAGTACCAGAACGTCCCGCTGTACAAGCCCTTCTCTATGGGCACGGGTGTCATCGTAGAAGGGGCTGAGCTGTGCTTCTCACCTGACCTGAGCCAGCCCACAGTTGACCTACTCAACACATGGCAGCGGCTGGTGAATGAGTTGGAGGCATACGAGAGAGGCGGGGCGGCGATGAATGAAGAGGATGCTAACTATGCACAGACCCTGGCAGACGTCGGGCTGTGTGCAACGGTAGCGGAATACTACGACATCACCATCACCCAGGCTACTGAAGGGTACGTACTGGTGAACTTCGCTGAGCGGTACGACTTCGACACTGGCACCTTCATCGTGGCAAGGAAGGATATCATTCCGGTATCGAACCGGGGGATCTGATGTACCTGAGGTTCCTTCTATGGTGCGCGTGGTGTGTCGGCGGTGCTTGGCTGATCTGTGGTGTGCTGGGCTGGACGGGCTGCGTCAGCGAGCTAGACCAACGCCAGAAGTGGCAGGACTGTGGTGCTGTGATGCATCCGGAGTGTTGGGAAGGGCATGGATCTCAGCTCTGCGAGTACGAGTTCTACAAGGCGTGTGTCAATGGGGGCTAAGGCTGGGCGCAAGGGAGCCAGGAGCTACAACCTCCTCACCTGTGGGGTGGGTGCGTGGCGGAAGTTCCTCGACAAGACAAGGCGGGGTACAGCGAGGCGTGCTGCCATAGCTGAGCAGGAGGTGGATCGCCCATGCGCTGAGCATGACGACCCCGAGTGCAAATGCTGCAACATCATAGGAGGGTGTAAGTGTGGTGAGTAGGCTGCTCTTCTGGCTCAGGTACCTGGGCAGCTCTCAATGCGATGACCGCCTTGGTGAAGATAGGTGTGTCCGTAGGCTAGGGCACAAGACTTGGCACACCAAGAATGGAAACCTTTGTTGGGGTGATGGGCATGAGTAAGTGGGCGCGAACATGGTTCTGCGTGGGGTGCAAGTCAGAGTTGACTTGGTCCCAGAAGGTGAATAACACCGGGTGCTGCCCATTGTGTGGGCACCTCTCAGATAGCACTATCTGCGAGACAGTCACGAAAGCCTCGGAGGTCAGCACAGCCTGGACAATCACCAAGCTGAAGGTGGTGCGCGCACTGCTCGCCCCCTTGCTCAAGTGGCACGTCAAGCGAGAGGCGAAGATAAAGAACAAGGAACACGATGGCTGTTGAGCCTGACAACATCATGATGCAGGATGGCTGGATCCTCAGGCGACTGAGGGATGATATCAACCAAGACCACAGCCCCACTAGCTGTTGGGCTGAGCATGAGTGTGACGCCAAGGAAGATGTCATGTATGGTAGGGAGGCGGCTGTGTACGGCTGGTACCCTAGGGACAACGGGTACTTCGGGGCGTGCTGCTACTGCGGGGCTGGTTGTCCTGAGGAATTGATGGGGATCTATCTGATGTTGAATTCGGACGTACTCCACAAGTGGAACCCTAAACGCTGGGCCAGACGTGGACCCAAGGAGGTGCTAGACCATGGCTGAGAGTTGCAAGCTGAAGCTGTGTGGCAAGCCCCAGTGCAAGCTGGGGTCGCTCACCAACTACGTACAGATCTACGGTCAGAGGGCCAGTATGTGCCCCTCAACCAAGGCTGAGCTACCGACGAAGACCAAGATCATGGTCATCGCCAAGAGCCCTGACATGAAGGACAAGGTGACTATCGGAAACGGTAGGAATATCGATAGGTTAAAGGATCTCCTGTCCCTTGCTACCATCTCCACTGCTGACGTGTATGTCACCAGCATGGTCAAGTGTGCCCCACCCAAGCGCCCTGCCTCAGTGCAGGAGCAGCGGGCCTGCATGGTGCATCTGGCTGACGAACTGAAGGCCGTGGACCCTGACGTGGTGGTACTCATGGGAGCCGGGGCGCTGCGTGCCTTCAACCTCATGGGTGAGGGTGGGGTCAACGCCCTGCATGGCAAGGTGATACAGAAGGCCTTCCC